AATGGTTATTTACGATATTTTATGCTATATAAAATATACAAGACATGCTCAATTTATATCGTGCATGCTTGCAATAGGGAGGAGAAGGCCATGAAAAAACCTATAGTTGTTACCAGTAAAGGCTATGCTAAGCTATTGACCCCAAAAGGTAATAGCAACGATGGCTTTGCGGTTTCAAATGACTTTGAAAAAGTTTTTTTCAAATATTCATCTCAAGGATTGAGTAATCAGGTTGAAGAAATGATGAATGATTGGATTTCTGAAAAGGTTCGGTCGGAGGAAGAGGCCATTTTTAAAGATATCAAACATCATTCCCGTATTAAAACTGCCTGACGTCTGAGGGGCCATACATGGCTCCTCTTCTAAAAAATTCGCATCTTATTTTTTATCCGCCATCAACAGCCTGATCCACTGCACGCTTCACATCCTCATCAATTCCATTGCTAAAAATCAAAACAATTCCACTCCTAGCGCGCAATGCTCTCCCCGCCACGCCTGCCCGCTTAAGAGGTCGCTTTTAATGCAGGTGCATTAACGGGCTCAGGGCTCGCCAGTGCCGGCGCTTGCGGGGCATTACGTGTCGGCAAAACGAATGCAAAACCATGCACCTTAGGATGCATGGTTTTTTTACGGGAAAATGGCGGGATTTTCGGGAATTATTGAGCGGTCTACTGTGTAGCCAGTTCTGCGCGCTGGCGAGTGAAATTCAGGTTCTGTGCAGGTGTGAATTTTTCACGATTATCATCCCGCGAAACCGCGTCAGGCCTGAATCCGATGACCGTTAAAATGTCATTATCCTGCGCAGAATAATTAATTCTTTCACCGGCGGCCAGCCAGACATTTAGTGCCTCGCGTAGATAGTCGACCGAGTGCTGCATGGCGCAGTTTCTGACGGCGGGATGCTGGCTGTTATAGCCCATTAATTCAGGCGCGAGCGCTGCGGCCAGCTCCGCGCCGCGCACCTGCATAAAATCATTCAGACGGTTACGGATGCTGATACGCTGCACCTCCTCATGCGAACGAATATAACGCCCGGCAGCCTGATTAATTTCCCATTTTTTCACGTCGATAATCTCACGCAGCGTTTGCAGGCTCCGGCCGCTGTGGCCGTCACCGGCAAGCTGTTCGCGGTAGGCCTGTTCAGCCTGCGTCAGTTCTTCCCTGCGTTGCAGCCAGGCGGATTTGTTTGCCTGACAGGCCTCAAAGGCTTTCTGTAGCGTCAGTGTGGTCACGTAAGTTTCTCCTGATGACTGGTCATGCTTAAGCGCCAGCACGGTTAACGATGGCCGCCGGAGCGGGTGCAGGAATGACCGGCTCTGTCGCCGGTGAACGGATAACCCCGTCAACGGATTCAAGCGTGCGAAAAGTTGCCGAGCACTCGATATTCACGCACTGGTGGTAGCGCTGTTTGACGTTCTCAGACAGATAACGACTGGTGCGGGCGTGCGCACTGGTTTTGCAGAACGGACAGTGAAACATACTTATGCCCCCGCTTTAGTTCCGTCATGTTCAGCCAGCTTTTTGGCGAGCATGTTTCGCTTGAGTGGACTGCGTAACAGCTCCATATCCACGCCGGTAATTTGCGGCCGCTGCATACCCGTCACGGATAAGACTGGCTCCTGTTTCATATCGAAGTGATAAAGACTGCCCTGACGATTGAGGGCATCACGCAATTCACCGATGGCCACAGATTGCGGTGCGCTCTCCCCATTCATTTCCAGGGCACGAATGCGCAGCAGGAAAGCGCGGATGAGCGCGACGGGAACAGCATTGATGGCCTTAACCCATTCCGCCCCGGCGTAAGCGGCAAAAGCTTCGCCATGTGCAGAGCGAAATTTATTGCCGGTGGTGCAGGCATTCAGCATGGCACGACTCCGGTCAGTCTCCAGCTCCGCAATCAGGCCGGTGAATTCGTCGGCCAGCTCCCGACTGGCGATACGCTTGCTGTGTTCCGCTTTCATTTCAGGAGTGAGATTACCGCGCAGGGTACGGAAGCGACTACGCCAGTCCTGTTCCGCCTCTGCGCTCTCATTGAGAGAGGTCTGTCGCTCCTGCTTACAGCGTTCAATTGATGTATCAATCTCTTTCAGCTTTTCCATGCTGGCTGCATGGGTGTCTCTGGCCGCAGTGAATACGGTCAGTTTAGCGGTGATGTGCTTCTCGCTTTCCGCGTTCTGTTTAGCGGCAACGTTCTGCAGGGCAGAAATGATTGTTTCGGGTTTCATGTTCAGGCTCTCCGTATGTTCAACCTGAAATGATTCTGCCCTTCATCACACAACATCTCGATTCATTGCGGTTGTGGCAGTTCTGGCACAAGCAAGGGGGTAAAACCCGGCTGGCCAGAAAAAGGTCGAAGGAAAACCCTCTCTCTGTTTGTTTTTTTACTAATAACTATTCACCACTGTTCACCTTTAATAAAAATATAAGTAATACAGTATGTTAAAGGATGAACAGTTGAGGGGCTGACTGTTCACCGTCTGTTCACCACTGTTCACCGGCTTCCTGTTCAGCTGAGTTTTTGACTTAGACTTTTTTTGTATTAATAAAGTAAAAACAACCACGAAAATGAATAATAGATAGTGCAATCAGGTGCAACCAAATGCCAGCATATACAATAGCTTTGCCAGTGTTTGCCATTCACCTGTTAACAATTTGTTGTGTAGTGAGTCGGTCCAAAATGACTTGTTGCCCTGAGAGAAAATATTCACAAAATAGAGAGCTACCCGAGGCCGGACGGACATGACCGGCACTGTATGGACTTTATGAGGTAGCCCGATGCACACCGCTTTTTCTTCCCCGTCTTCTGCGCCTGTCGCCCCGCCAATGCCGTTTTCTGACGCCGTTCAGGAGCGCTTTATTCGCCTGCCCGAAGTGATGCACCTGTGTGGTCTGTCCCGTTCGACGATTTATGACCTCATCAGCCGGGAGGCTTTCCCGAAACAAATCTCACTGGGCGGTAAAAACGTGGCTTGGGCGCAGTCAGAAATCACCGCATGGATGGCCGAGCGGATCGCCGATCGTAACCGGAGCTGTGACGCATGATGATGGCCGTTCTTCTGAAAGCCCCTTTTTCTGGCTTGCTTCCGTTCGCCGTTTCCAGGTATAGTTTTCGTGCTGTCGCAAAATCGGCAGCCGGAATTGGCGTTCCGAATAACTTATTGGCGACCTTAGACGCGCCTTGCGTCTTTTTTTACGTCGTAGCTCAGGCACACCCATTTTCCGGGCTGTGGTGTTTGTATATACACCGTGGCTCCTGTCAGATAATGGTAGTCCGGGCGGGGCAGCCTTCGGGCTGGCCGGTTTCCAATAAGGCCGGTTACGCCAACCCCGTTCGGGCTGCCACCAGTGAAATTGGCGTTTCCGGTGGTAGCAATAACCGCTACTTATTGGAGGCTGCTCTTATGGCTACTACCCTCACCCTTTCTCACCCGCAATTTGTCTTCGTGTTTGCCGCCGTTCGCCGCGCAGACCGTAAACCCCGTATTTGTATGCTTCGCACCGTTGCCGGTGATGAGCACGCCGCACGTCTTTCTCTCGTTCGTGATTACGTCCTCTCGTTTGCTGGCCGTCTGCCGGTTGCGGAGGGACACGCATGAAACACACCACCCTCAGCATTAAAGAACTCGAATGCCTTGAGCACCTGCGTAACGTCGGCCACTTTGTCAGCGCCATGATGCAGGAGCAGGACTGCACCACCCTCCGCCGCGACCCGGCGCAGCAGTCGCAGCAGTCGCAGCTTACCTCCGTGATTTACCTGATGACCGCCCAGCTCGACGGCGTGGTCGAACGCTGCAACCAGCGCTGGCTGACCGGAGAGGGTAACGTATGAAAAAGCCGTTGCCGCCTGTATTGCGTGCCGCCCTATATCGCCGCGCTGTGGCCTGCGCCTGGCTGACCCTGTGCGAACGTCAGCACCGCTACCCGCAGCTCACCCTCGATACGCTGGAAAGCGCTATTGCCACCGAGCTGGAAGGGTTTTATCTGCGCCAGCATGGCGAGGAAAAAGGCCGTCAGATTGCCTGTGCGCTGCTCGAAGATTTAATGGAAGCCGGACCACTAAAAGCCGCGCCGTCGCTGTCCTTTCTCGGGATGGCAGTCATGGATGAACTCTGCGCCCGTCATATCGCCGCGCCGGTTGTGCACTGAGGGAGAAAATAACGATGAAAATGAACGTAACGGAAACCGTAAAACAGGCGTGCGGCCACTGGCCGCGCATTCTCCCGGCGCTGGGTGTGAAGGTGATTAAAAACCAGCATCAGGCCTGCCCGGTATGCGGTGGCTCTGACCGCTTCCGCTTTGATGATAAAGAGGGGCGCGGGACGTGGTTCTGCAACCATTGCGGTGCGGGTGACGGGCTTAAGCTGGTCGAAAAGGTGTTCGGCGTGTCGCCCTCCGAGGCCGCGGGGAAGGTGAACGCCCTGACCGGCAGTCTGCCGCCGGTAGCTGAGGACATGATTGCCGCCGCTGAGGCCGAAACTGACGCCAGCCGCAAAGCCGCTGCCACGCTTGCCGCCTCACTGATGTATAAGACCCGCCCGGCGACCGGCAACGCCTACCTGACCCGCAAGGGCTTTGCTGCGCTCGAATGCCTGACGCTGGCTACCACACACAAAACCGGCGGCGTGACCTACCGCGCCGGTGATTTAATCTTGCCGCTGCAGGACGATACCGGCGCGCTGGTTAACGTTCAGCTTATTAATTCTGACGGCCTCAAACGCACCCTGAAAGGCGGAGCGGTAAAAGGGACGTATCACCTTATCGAAGGGAAAAAAGAGACCGGTAAACGCCTGTGGATAGCGGAGGGCTATGCGACCGCGCTCACCGTGCATCACCTGACCGGCGAAACCGTCATGGTGGCGCTCTCGTCCGTGAACCTCCTTTCTCTGGCGAGCCTTGCACAAAGTCAGCACCCGGCCTGTCAGATTGTCCTCGCCGCCGACCGTGACCTCAGCGGGAACGGCCAGACCAAAGCCGCAGCGGCCGCACAGGCCTGTGAGGGCACGGTTGCCCTCCCGCCGGTATTCGGTGACTGGAATGATGCGCTTACGCAGCAGGGTGAGGACGCCACGCGCAAAGCGATTTACAGTGCCATCCGGCCAGCGGCGCAAAGCCCGTTCGACACCATGAGCGAGGCGGAATTTACCGCCATGAGTACCAGCGAAAAGGCGATGCGGGTACATGAGCATTACGGCGAAGCGCTGGCCGTGGATGCGAACGGCCAGCTCCTGTCCCGGTATGAAGCCGGGACATGGAAAATCATCCCGCCGTCGGACTTTGCACGCGACGTGGCCGGGCTGTTCCAGCGCCTGCGCGCCCCGTTCTCGTCGGGGAGAATTGCCTCGGTGGTCGACACCCTGAAACTGATTATTCCGCAGCAAGATGCACCGGCACGACGTCTGATTGGTTTTCGCAATGGCGTGCTCGATACCCTCACCGGCGTATTCAGTCCACACAGCAAATCACACTGGCTGCGCACTCTGTGCGACGTGGATTTTACCCCGCCGGTTGAGGGCGAAACGCTGGAAACCCACGCGCCGAATTTCTGGCGCTGGCTCGACCGTGCGGCCAGCGGCAACGCTGAAAAGCGCGACGTCATTCTCGCTGCGCTGTTTATGGTGCTGGCGAACCGCTACGACTGGCAGCTCTTTCTCGAAGTCACCGGCCCCGGCGGCAGCGGAAAAAGTATTCTGTCCGAAATTGCGACCCTGCTCGCCGGGGAGGACAACGCCACGTCTGCCACCATCGAAACGCTGGAATCATCGAGGGAACGTGCGGCCGTTATTGGTTACTCGTTGATTATTCTCCCCGATCAGGAGAAGTGGAGCGGGGATGGTGCAGGTATAAAAGCCATCACTGGTGGCGATGCAGTCTCGGTTGATCCGAAATATCGCGATGCTTACTCTACCCATATACCGGCGGTCATTCTGGCTGTAAACAACAACCCGATGCGCTTTACCGACCGTAGCGGCGGTGTGTCACGTCGCCGGGTTATTCTGCACTTCCCAGACTTTATTCCGGCAAAGGAGCGTGACCCCCATCTGAAACAGAAGATAGCCTCTGAGTTAGCCGTTATTGTGCGACAGCTTATGCAGCAGTTTAAGCAACCTTACGATGCTCGTGACTTGCTACAGTTGCAACAAAATTCAGATGAAGCGATGCGCATCAAGCGAGATGCGGATCCGATGGTCGATTTCTGTGGCTATTTATTTACACATTCTGAAGTCAAAGGTCTGTATATGGGCAATGCCAGCATTCGGCCAATGCAGCCTCGCCGCTATTTATACCACGCTTATCTGATGTATATGGAAGCAAACGGCTTCAAAAATGCACTAAGCATGAAAACGTTCAGCCTAGCGCTGGATTGTATTCTTCGAGAGTACGGTTTGGACTATGTCAAGCGACGAACAAATCAGGGAATACAGACCAATCTTGATCTTAAATTAGATAGTGATGCTGACTGGCTACCGAAGTGTGATGAGGGTGTTCGAGCCTAATATTGTGAACCGGTGAAAGCCGGTTTTCTTAATCAGAAAGAACTAACCTTGATTAGAACACATAACCCTTCACCAACCAATCATCAAACAATTAATTGAAATTTAAGGAAAAAAACCATAAGTGAACAGTATGCACAATTTTGTGTAAAATCTTTCTTTTACGCCATACAAAATGAGGAAAAGACATGTTTCCCAGTAGGCCTGACCCGCATCCATTAGATTATGATTGGAGGTTTAGTTATGATACATCTGTCCAACTCGTAAATTTATGTGGCCCACAAACAGTTTTATGTTTGGGTACTCCTTCAATTGCATCATTATTGGCTCGTAACTTTAGACCTTATTTATTAATCGATAGACATCCAATACAGGAAGTAAATAAACACTTAACCATTGATATTAATGTCGAACCTCCATTTATCGGAACCACTTTCCAAAACGTTGTAATGGATCCACCTTGGTATTTAGATGTATATTATCGCTGGTTAAGTTGGGTCGCATTTTCATGTCATAAAAAATCAAAAATATTATTATCTATTTGGCCTGATGATACGAGACCTAATGCAGCAGAGGAGAAGAAAGCTTTATTCAAATGGATTAACAGTTGGGGTGAAATAAAAATAATTAATAATTGTCTGTGCTATGAAACCCCTATCTTTGAGAAACATGCGTATATGTTGTCACATGATATTGGCATTCGAAAAGGAGACTTGGTAATTATAACTTTAGAGTCTAAACCATCATTACAAGAATTAATATTAACTGATGAAAAGTGGTGTCGATACATTTTAGACAACTATCAACTAGCTATCAGACTTGATGGTAACTCTAGAAGGTCGAACAAAACTCACATAGGAAAAATTGAGCAAGCCTCTGGTTGGATTTGGCCTTCAGTAAGCAAAAGAGCAATTGGGAGGGAATATATTGAGCTTTGGAGTTCAGAGAATGAAGTTGCTTCTATTGATAATCCGCTTCAACTTGTCTCATCAATTGATGAAATGATAACCACGGGAAAAATAAAACCTGTGATTAATAACTTTCCAGAGCTGTCAGCTTGGGATATTCCACACCCACCATTTTCTAGGACACACAAATGGATTCAAACGTGCTGATATTGAGATTTAGAGATCCAGAGGAAACAATCAATACTGTTTCTTCTCATATTTCAATTATTAATGAATTAGGAGCTGTTCGCTGGGGGTGGTGGAAAAAGGATTCGGAGATACTGACGCAACAAGAGTCTAATTTTCTTCATGATTATGATTTAGAATATGTTTATTTAATTAACCGTGATCTAAATAAATTATATAAAGCAAAATTATCTGGAATAAGTAATACATCTCCCAGTGAAAAACAATTGCAACAAGTTCCTGATTATTATAGAGAAAGCATTCATAAAATACACAGGTGGTTTGTTTTTACAAAAATAGAGCAATTAGATAATTACTCAAGTGATTATGACAACCTTTTTGCTGAAGCAGGTAACCCAACATATTTGATTTGTAACAATAACGTTTCTTCACCTCAAAAAAACAAGACGTCAAATAGAAAAAATCTTGAAAAAAACAAATTATTAATATTATCTGACTTACATTTTGGTGAAGACTTTGCGTTCTGCCTAGAAAATGAACTCCACCAACCTGGGCAAACAAAGGATACTTTATCGAGAACATTGTATCGTGACTTACAAGAATTAAAAATCCAAAACGATATTGGTTTATTAGTTATTACAGGAGACTTTACTACAAAAGGAAACTGGACCCATGAACAAAAAGCAAGGATAATTTCTGAGCTTCATGAACTTTGTTCTAAATTGGGTTTAGACAGAAAGAATATTATTGCAGTGCCTGGCAATCATGACATACTTAGAAAAGTTGAAAGTGATTCAGAAAGCAATAACTCTCTGATTTATAATAATGTAAATAAATTATCTGACAATCATTTCGAAATGGATTTTAGGTTGTTCGTTCACCAACTCAATGGTAGGGGATGGGATGAAAATCTATCATACAATGATTATTATCATATTAAAAATCACAATGCAGATTTAGATATAACCATCCTTAACTCATGTAAAATAGTTCCTTATAAAGGAATGTCAGAATATGGATGTGTCGGCATTGAAGGGATTGACACTATAAGGCAACTAAAAGATGACGTTGCATCAAATGTTCAAAGGATAGTTTTCCTTCATCATCATTTGCTACCAGTTTACGACATTGAAGCTGTCGATAGGAAACCATCTTTATCGATAGATTCATTGAAAATATTAAAAAATGCGTTAGCTAAAAATATAAAAGTAGCGATTCATGGTCACCAACATATGTTTAGCATGGCTAAATATAACTTATTTGAACGTGGTCGAGAATGGCAGGAAAGAAATATAACCGTAGTCGCAAATGGAAGTACAAGTGTAAACGCAAACAGGATGATCAGTTCTGAAAGAAACTCATACTCTATACTAACAATCCACTCTGACCGCATAGAAGTACTTGTAAGAGAGCTAATGCATAATGAGTCTCCAGGGGTAACATTATTAACACATACAGTTTAAATATCCCATAGACGGTTAAGAAGACATACAAAACATTGGTATACATTTAGGTATACCAATGAAATTTTAATTTATTCAAAATCAATATAAGCAATACATTGATTAATTCAGGCTCCACCGCCCAGACTGAACTATGATAAGGGCTGTAAATAATCAGGACATACAAATCAATCTAACTCTAAAAGATGAACGAAAAGCCGACTGGCTACCGAAGTGCGATGAATACACTGCGGAACAAAATACCTAGACCGACTGATGCCGGTCTGGTTTATCTGTGAAACGGCAAGTGTGAACAGTAAAGTATTCACTGCCCACCAACCATTCACCACATAACTATATGAATATTTTATAATAAAACGCGTAGAGGACAGTGTTAACAGTTTTCCAAAAAAAAATTTCAGATAAACTACATCACTAGTGCTTTATCGATAGATAGTTTGTCAGTCAAAAGAATGTGTATAACTATGTGTATAACAAACAATATCAAGACTTATAAAAACCAACAAATACATATAGTTATGATAAAATACACACTCCTGTGATCTTCCGCCAATAGTTCTCATTTTTTTACCTTCCCTTTAGTCAATTATATTTATGCTCATATCTTAAAATTGCTTTCTAGTTAATTTTAAAATTGAATATGGGAAGTCAAATAAGCATTAGAATCGATTGAAATCTGACTGAAAAATCTAGAAATTATTATTTCGGCAATGAATTAGCAGCTAAAAAATTAAAAATTACAGTTCACTTGGAATTTCCACTAACTCTCTTTTTTCAATCGCATTAAACATGCCTCCTTCACCCACTTACTAAAATTCCCTTTCCCCGCAGCTTTCTCAATCTGTTCCAAAAGCTCATCCTCGAAACGGATGTTCTTCATGGTGCTTTTAGTGCGGTCAAAATTTGGTTTTTTTTTCTCTTGCATGGTAGGTACCATTCCGATTAGTTCATCTGCATGTGGTACCTACCACATGGATTTGAAATTCTAGCAACGCCCAGCAGTGTTGCAGCACTAAAAGGCGTCTAACCTCACCAACTATCAAGGAGTTGATTATGGCTGATTCGCATTCTAACCCAGACATTACCGCCACCGGAACTGAGCGCTCGATAATTGTGGGTTATCGCCCGAATGTTCACGATAAAACCACGCCGAACATCATTCTTTCGGGCAAGTGGCTGCGCGCCGCCGGGTTTGATACCGGGCATCAGGTGACGGTTAAAGTCATGGACGGGTGCATTGTTCTGGTGGCGTACAGCGAGCAGGAACAGCGGTTGCTGGACGATTATAAACGGACGAAAGCAAAGCTCATTAAAATAGAGGAAATGCTTTCAGCGATTCAAACTCAGCTTCCTGGAAAGCTCCTCGCAAAATCAAATACAAACCACATGGCTTAAGGCTGATTCTGGCATACTACCAACTGGCAGGGTTGATCGTGATAAAAGAGGCGACATGGCAGATAAAGACGAAATCCAATCTCCGGCAGGTGAATTTGTTATGTTTGCCAGTAATGACGGAACTGTTCGCATCAGATGCCGCTTTGAACACGAAACGCTCTGGCTGTCGCAAGCAGCCATAGCGACACTTTATCAGGTCACTCCGCAAGCAATTACTCAGCATATTAAAACCATTTATGAAGAAGGTGAGCTTGAACAAAAAGCAACTTGTAAGGCTTACTTACAAGTTCAGCAAGAAGGTCAGCGCAAGGTCAATCGCAACACTCTTCACTATAATCTGCCCGTAATTCTCGCCATCGGCTATCGCGTCCGCTCCACGCGAGGTACACAATTCCGCCAGTGGGCAACACAGATGCTCCAGGAATACCTGGTTAAAGGCTTCGTTATGGACGACGAGCGCCTGAAAAATCCGCCTGTCGGAACCTCCGCCGTACCCGACTATTTCGATGAAATGCTGGAACGCATTCGCGACATTCGGGCCAGCGAACGCCGTGTATATCTCCGCGTGAAGGAGATTTTTACGTTAGCCGCGGACTATCAGCCTTCGATGAAAGAAACCACGCAATTCTTCCAGACCATTCAGAATAAACTGCATTTTGCCTGCACGGGTCACACCGCTGCGGAGTTGATTCATCAACGCGCTGACGCCACTCAACCGCATATGGGGCTGACCAGCTATAAAGGCGAAGAGATCCGTAAAACCGATGTCACCACTGCAAAAAATTATCTATCCCAGGAAGAAGTTAGCGAGCTTAATCGTGTCGTTAATATGTGGCTCGATTTTGCTGAAGATCAGGCCAAACGCCGCAAGCAGGTATTTTTACGTGACTGGCAAACCAAACTCGATCAGTTCCTGCAATTTAACGACCGGATAGTTTTAGAAGGGGCAGGCAAGATCAGCAAGAAAGCGGCTGATGAAAAGGCGTGCTCAGAATACATTGAGTTTGAAAAAAAGCAGCGCCTACTGAAAGAATCCGAGGGAGAGAAAGATATCATCGGCTTATTAAAATGGGATAAGAAGGCTAAGCGTTAATCCCGGTATGTCCACCCAGCCTCATATGCAACAATGGAAACGGATTCCCCTGCCCGTCGAGTTCCGAGCGCCCGATCTGCTCAAACCCCATATGGCGATAAAATTCCACCCCTTGCGGGTTTTGCTCATTCACATCCACTTCGTTCACACCAAACTCTGCGATGGCATATTGCAGCAGCAATTTCCCCACGCTTTTACCGCGGCTCGCAGCATCAATAAACAGTATTTCAATGCGATTTTCATCAACACCTAAAAAGCCGTGAATAACGCCAGCGTCATCGCGGGCAATCACAACCTTAAGATTTGGCAGATACGTGTTGAGCAATAACGGGCGCAGCGCCACAATATCGTTTTCCTGCAAAAAGTGGTGGGTGGCGCGAACGGAGGATTCCCAGATCGCGACCAGACATTCGAAATGTGAAGGGTGTGCGGTTTCTATTTTCATGAGGGGATAATGTGCGGTTAAAGACGTTAATTCAAGTCTGTCTCGACGGTCTGTTCCCAC